GGGGTGATCCTTACTTTTTGCCTGATAGCGGGATGGGGAACTATTCAGCAAGCAATAGTGGCCAGACTGCCACAATCACAACAGACGGAACGATTGACTACCAGCGTAATGAATGTGATATTTTGTTAAACTTCAGAACACCAATCGACTATAAAAATAACGGCGAAATGGAGTTCCAAGGAGAGACAACCGAATTGATATCTGGTTTCAGTGGCTTTTATCTAGTCACTCAGATAGAAACAGTTATAAGCGGTAACAAGTTTACTCAGACACTCGAACTAGTACGACGTAAGAACCAGTCAACTGAAGGCATAAACACTAGTAGAGTAGTTAAAGAAAGCCCAGGGCAACACGTCGAGCAACCTGCCGGAATTGCTGGAGTAGGTACTGGGAATAACACTCCAGGACCGGACCCGCGCCCGCCGGGATAGGACTAATCAAGGAGTAGGGCGTAGTTTCCCGATAGACGTTGAGCAAGAAGTAGAGTCACGAATTCAGATCGATCCGCCGAATAGACAAGGATTTTAAATGGCAACAGAAAGAAGAACAGATGCAGCTAGGTCACTTAAAGAGCTAGGTTTTACAGGATCCGGACCATTCGAGGCAATAGTTGTAAGCCACTTAGATCCTAATTATATGGGGAGTTTAAGAGTAGACCTGTTAAGGAAAAACAATGCTGGGTCTTTGCCTGAGAGAGTAGGGTCTACTATTGAAGTAAAGTATTTGAGCCCGTTTTATGGTGTTACAAACTATAATAACACAACAGCAAACGATGGCTACGAAAACACTCAGAAATCTTACGGTATGTGGTTTGTACCACCCGACGCAGGTTCAAAGGTTCTAGTTACTTTTGCAGAAGGTGACATATCAAGAGGCTATTGGATCGGGTGTATACAAGATCAGTACATGAACTTTATGCTACCGGACGGTAGAGCAAGTACAGAGTTAACCACAAACGGCACCCCTGGCGATCTGAAGGGTAAAAAACTGCCTGTCGGCGAGTATAATAAAAAGATCGCAGAAAAAACAGCAAAAGACCCAACTGCGTACCTAAAGCCGTTTAACGAAGACTTTGTGACTTCATTACAAACTCAAGGTTTAATAGACGACGAAAATAGAGGCACTACTACATCGAGTGCTAGAAGAGAAGTACCAAGTAGTGTATTTGGAATTAGTACCCCAGGTCCCATTGACAAACGTCAAGGGGCGTTAAGGGGTCTGTACGGCGAAGCAAGTTCTAAAGCCAACGTCTTTGTAAACAGACTAGGTGGATTTAGCTTTGTAATGGACGACGGCGACGATAAATTCATTCGCAAGACTCCGGCAAGTGAAGGCCCGCCAGAATACGCTAGTATTGAATCGGGTGATAAAAAAGGAGAGCGTACTATACCGCATAACGAAATTCTGCGCTTGCGTACAAGAACTGGTCATCAGATCTTAATGCATAACTCTGAAGACCTGATTTATATCGGCAACTCCCGTGGCACTTCGTGGATTGAGTTATCAAGCAATGGAAAGATAGACATATATGCTAACGATAGCATAAGTGTTCATTCAAGTCAAGATTTAAATTTCACTGCTGATAGAGATGTGAACATCGAGGCAGGTCGCAATATGAATATGCGCGCCAGAGGACGAGACGATGTAGGTGGAAATGTTCAAATAGAGAGCAAAAAAGACACTAACATCCTTGCTGAAGAGAATATGAAGATTGACGTCAAGAAGTCAAAGGACGTAAACGTAGTTGAGGATTACAGGCTTACCTCCGGCAAGGACTGCAACGTTAACGTTTCGGGGCAATATCTAGTATTAGCTGATTCAGCTCAGGTCAAAGCTTCGGCTAATATTAATCTAGACTCAGGTGCAGTATTAAACGGATTAGGAGCATCTGGTGTGAACATCGAAAGCGGCGGTGGGCCGTTGAATGTACTTTCTGGTGCCGGTTTAAACTTAAACGGATCAGGACCTGTTAACATATTAGGTCCGTTAGTTGCTATAGATAGTATTGTTTCTCTTGCTGCTGGCGCCGCCGGACCAGCAGGACCTGCTGAGACAGCACAAGAGGCGTTTACAGCTAGCGAAGTAGAGCCCCTTTTAGTACACACAAATACACAAGTTGTTCCTAGTGATTTGTCTACGATTACGGTAGAGTCGATAGTTAAACGTATGCCTAGCCATGAGCCTTGGTTACAACATGAGAATTTAGCACCAACGAGCGTAACTCCGGAGAAGACCGATATTACAATTGAAGAGGCTATTGCTGATGCAAAACTTATAAAGACACTAGATACGTTTAGAAAGAGTGTGTCGCAGTCTTCGGATAATAGCAGTAACGGTAATAATGCTGCAAGTAGTGAAACCGGCGGCGACTCGTTAGGTTTACCTACGAGCTAATTGACTAGGATAAATACTGCTATGAGCACACTAGAAAAGAATCTTTACAAACGAGTACAAGCAGAATCAGCACAACAGAACCGGCAGCCGACTGCAAGTACTATCTACCGTGGGATTAGTACAGTTAATCCTGAGAACGACGGTTTCCGCCTCTACGATGTCTCTATTATTAAGCAAGACATAATCAATCACTTCCATATTCGCCAAGGCGAGAAACTTGAGAACCCTGAGTTTGGAACTATTATATGGGACATTCTTTATGAGCCTTTAACAGAGAACCTAAAGCAAGCGATAGTAGAAAACGTAGAGACTATTGTTAACGCAGACCCTAGGGTTCTAGTTGATCGAGTTATTGTGGATACGTTTTTTAATGGGATTCAAATAGAGTGTGTAATTACCTACCTTGACTACAGCATTTCAGAGCAGATGCGTCTACAGTTTGACCAGTCAAACGGCTTGATTGCGTAATTATATACGCAGTTATCTCAAACAAATAAATACAAATATAATAGAGGAAAGCACATGTCAGCCACTGATAGACAGAACCGTTTACTGGTCGCAGAGGACTGGAAAAGAGTTTACCAGACCTTCCGTAACGCAGATTTCCAGAGCTATGACTTTGACAATCTGAGACGCACGATGATCACATATTTGCGTGAGAATTACCCTGAAGACTTTAATGATTACATTGAGTCGTCAGAGTACCTTGCGTTGATTGATTTGATTGCATTCCTAGGACAGAACTTGGCGTTCCGTATTGACTTAAATGCTCGCGAAAACTTTCTTGAACTTGCAGAACGTAGAGAAAGCGTTCTGCGTCTTGCACGTCTAATCAGCTACAATCCGAGCAGGAACCAAGCAGCAAACGGCTTACTTAAATTTACTGCAATTAGGACTACCGAAGACTTAATTGACAGCAACGGCGTTAACCTTAAAGGACAAACGATTCAATGGAACGATAGTACCAATGCAAACTGGTTTGAGCAGTTTATTAAAATAATGAATACTTGTTTACCAGTTAATAATGTGTTCGGCCGTCCAGCAAAAAGAGACGTTGTTGCAGATATTCCTAGCGAGCAATATCGCGTAAACGGGTTAAACACAACAGTTCCAGTTTACAGCTACGATAAGACGATTGAAGGGAAGTCAACCCCGTTCCAGATTGTTTCGACGGACCTTGTTGACGGTAACGTCGAAGAAGAAGCTCCTTTGCCAGGTAACAACTTTGCCTTTTTGTATAGAGATGACGGACGAGGTCCAGGCAGCTCTAATAGTGGGTTTTTTACACATTTCCGCCAGGGCATTCTTGATAACGGTCAGTTTTCTATAACCCAGCCAACTGCTAACCAAACAGTGGCTATTGATACAGTTAACATTAATGACTCTGACGTTTGGTTGTATAAGCTAGACTCAAACGGTAACGAGCAAGAACTATGGACAAAGGTCGATAGTGTTGAAGGTAATAACATCATTTACAACAGCATTAGTAAAAACATACGTTCTGTATACAGCGTGTTGACTCGTGTTGATGATCGGATTAACTTGATCTTCTCTGACGGTGTGTTTGGAGAGTTACCGAAAGGTAGCTTTAGAAGCTACTATAGAATCAGTGAAAACCGAGGAATGATCATAACTCCAGCAGCAATGTCTGGTATAAACTTTACTATCCCTTACTTGAGCAAACAAGGGCGCCCAGAAGAGATTACGTTTACAGTAGCACTTCAGACAACTGTTAGTAATAGCTCGCCTAGTGAGTCAAATGCGAGCATTAAGTCTAATGCTCCGTCAACCTATTATACACAGAACAGAATGATTACTGGTGAAGACTATAACGTTGCTCCGTTGGCAATCAGTCAAGAAATTGTTAAGGTTAAGAGTGTTAACAGAACCTCTAGCGGTATCTCAAGATTCTTTGACTTAATTGATGCCACCGGAAAATACAGTAATACAAATCTCTACGGCAACGACGGCGTTGTTTACAAAGAATTTGTTGATAGAACAACTACGTTCTCTTTTAATACACAAACAGATATTGAAGGTGCGATTATAAACATTGTCGAACCAATTTTAGGTAACAGAAAACTCGAACACTTTTATTATGACCGTTTCCCAAGAATAGGAACAATTGGTCTGAACGCATTTTGGGTGCCTGAGACCTCTGATACAAACACGTTCACCGGCTTCTTAAGTGACTTAGTTAGCGCAGAAGACGAGTTTTTAAGAGTTGGTAGTTTTACGTCAACTAGTCTCAGATTTTTAAAGTCAGATAGTCTACTTAGGTTTGTTGCTCCTGACGGATCTTATTTCAACAAAGACAACGTCATAGAAACTGGCGCACCTTCTAAGCTAGGTGACAAGACTTATATTTGGACAAAAGTAATTAGAGTTGCAGGCGACGGTGCTGACCAAACGTTAGGAGAGAACCAAGGTGGTATTTCTCTAAGCGACGATATCCCAGAAGGTGCACTTCTGGGAGAGATTCGTCCGAGCATTGCTAGTACATTAATCGACGACGTAAAAAGACAGGTGATAGACCAGACGTTTGCATTTAATAACTTTGGGTTGCGATTTGATGTGGAACTACAGCGTTGGAGAATTATTACAGCTTCAAACCTTAATGCTCGCGGAGAGTTTAGTACAGGTTTCGCCGGTGACACCAGCGGCCAGGGCCTTGATGCAAGTTGGTTGTTAAAGTTTGAGACTTCAGGCGAGCGGTATAAGGTTACTTATAGAGGCCTGCGTTATGTGTTTGAAAGTGATAAAGAAATAAGGTTCTTTTACGACTCTACTGATAAGGTTTTTGATATTAAAACTGGTAAACTATCTAAAGATAAAATCTCGGTGTTGAACATTAACAACCAGCCAGATAGCGTTGCCCCGTTTACAACAGATTTTGTTTGGGAAATTTTAGAGGAGTATAGAGACAAAGAAGGATACGTAGATACTTCTCGCGTAGAAGTAACATTTTCTGACAGAGACAACGACGGGGTTGTAGATGACCCTGAGTTGTTTGATCACATTGTTGCTCCTTCTGTACCTAATATAGATCGTAAAACCGTTGTACAAGAAAAGTATACCACTTCAGCAGGCACCGAAGATTTTCGATATGTAAATGCTGAAGAAGCAGGAATAAGATTATTTGAATCAGAATCTGATAAAGATTTTCCGACGCCTAGTCAACGAAACGACGGCGAAGTCTTTTATCTTAAAGATATAAACTTGTTTAAAGTGTGGAACTCAACTACACTAACCTTTTCGGTAACTGGTGATTACAGAGCGTTTATTGGCCGAGATGACTTAAAGTTCCATTACGTGCACACTGCTGACGCTAACACTAGGATCGATCCTAGTGTTAGCAACATTATGGACACATACCTGCTTACTAGAGGCTACGACAGAAGCTATAGGTTGTACCTAGACGACCAACTAGAAGAGAGACCAAAGCCTCCTAGCTCAGATGAGTTGTTTAGGTCGTTCGGAGCAGAGATAAACAAGATAAAGTCAATAAGCGATGAAGTAATCTATCATCCGGTTAAGTACAAAGTATTATTTGGGCCAAAGGCGAACGAAGATTTGCAGTCTACATTTAAAGCAGTTAAGAACCCTGAAGTCGTTCTGAATGACAATGAAGTCAAGACTAGGATTATTAGCCTAGTCAACCAATATTTTGCGTTAGATAACTGGGATTTCGGTGATGTCTTTTATTTCCAAGAGTTAGCAACATTTGTAATGAATAGGATGGCCCCTGACTTAGTAACATTTATTATTGTTCCTAATCAATTAGGGCAAGGTTTCGGTAGCTTATTTGAGATACGTTCTCAACCAGACGAAATCTTTATTAGCGGAGCAAGTGTGTCTGACATAGAACTAATAGACGAGATTACAGCAACTAGGTTAAACTCAAACGGCAAGGTAGTGACAACATCAAGTGCTTCGACAAACAGCGGAGTCCAAAGTGCGGCTTCGGCAGGAACATTAAATACTTCTGGAGGACTTAGCTTCTAATGTCTAACAATGACCAAAATGAATCTCCACTACCAGTAGGAGACAACAACAAGAGAAAGAGTTCTGAGTTACTGCCTCGGTACTTCAGAACTCAGGCCAACGAAAAAATCCTTGGCAGTACATTGGACCAAATGGTCCAGCCAGGAGTTGCTGAAAAAATTGCAGGGTTCTATGGTCGAAAAACTGCCAGAGCTTTTCAGCCAGGTGACACTTACATCGAAGACGTAAACGAACAGCGTCAGAATCGTCAGTTAGAACCGGCTACTGTAGTTAAAGATAGTCTAGGTAATGTAGAGTTTTACAAAGACTACTCTGACTTTGTGAATCAGATTTCAGCCTTTAACGGCGACGTGTCTGACCACAGTTTGCTAAATGCTCAAGAATATTATGCTTGGAATCCGAACGTTGACTGGGACAAGCTAGTTAACTTTCGTGAATATTACTGGCTTCCTAATGGTCCTCAAACAGTTCAGATTCTCGGTCAGTCGGAGAATATAAAAAGCACATATAAGGTTACAACTGAGACCCAAGACGGTACTACAGTATACAAGTTTTCGAATAGGTTAGCAGTTAACCCTATTATTACGTTGTATAGAGGACAAACGTATCGCTTTGAGATTGACACACCAGGGTTTCCTTTTGCATTTACTCGAGATAGCAAGTTTACAATTCCAGACCCGCTGTCTCCTAGTGAAAATATCTCAAGCCAATACGTTGAAGGACAAACATTTTTTAATGTAGACGGTAACGAAGTTGCTCCGCAATATATCGAAAACGGCGTTATTGAATTTACAGTTCCGTTACAGTCACCTGACCATTTATTTTACTTGAGTGAAGTAGACGCCAATACAGGAGGATTCATCAAGGTATTTGACATCGGCGTCGGTTCTACTATTAACGTAGAAGAAGAAATACTCGGAAAGCTATTTTACACAAGTTCAAACGGTGTCGAATTTACAAACGGGATGAAGATAACCTTTGGAGGTGCAGTAACCCCAGAGAGATATGCCATCGGCGAATGGTATGTTGAAGGAGTAGGGACCTCTATAACATTAATAAACGAGGCTGACTTGGTTATCCCTGCATCTTTTTCTGATACAAAGTTAGTACCTTTTGATAGTAATCCGTTTGACCGACTACCTTTTAGTGATGCTAGTAGTTTTGCTGAACAAAAAGACTACCTGGTTGTTAACAGAGCCAGTCCGGATCGAAATGCTTGGTCGCGTTATAACCTATGGTTTCACTCAAGCGTTATAGAAGCAGCAGCACGGGCTAACAACCAGCCAGTAGTGCTAGATCAGTCGGCCCGTGCTACTAGACCTATTATCGAGTTCGAAGCAGGATTGCGCTTGTTTAATTATGGAACTGTGGCTAAAGACGACATTGACTTAATCGATACGTTTACTACCGATGTCTTTTCTACTATAGAAGGCAGTCTAGGGTACAACGTGGACGGCACTGAGTTAGCACAAGGTATGCGCGTTTTGTTTACCGCTGATCCTGACAGATTAGTAAACGGTAAAATATTTGAAGTTAATTTCATTACAATTGATAACAATAGGCAGATTTCGTTAATTGAAATAGACGACACAGACCCGTTAGAAGGAGAGGTTGTATTAGTAACCAACGGAGTAGAAAACCGTGGCTTACTATATTGGTACGATGGTGCAGAGTGGCAATCTACGCAACAGAAGACACAAACTAACCAGCAACCGTTGTTCCAGTTGTACGACGCCTCTGGTAACTCGTTTAACGACTCAAACGTATATAATAAGTCAACGTTTGTTGGAAACCCTGTGTTTGTTTATAAGGAAGGAGTTGGCGCAGTCGACGCTGAGTTAGGATTTCCGTTAAGTTACAGAACCATTGAAAACGTTGGTGACATTCAGTTTAGTTTTGCGTTAGTTGAAGGGCAGTTTACATACCAAGTCGCTGACGAGGTTATTACGAAATTTACAGATGCAGCATATTTGAGAAAGTACGAGTCTCGTGAAAGTTTTGTTGTTCAGAACGGATGGGCTAAGGCATTTGAAAAAAGTAGTCAAGCAGTAATTAGACAGTATGTCATTGAAGAGACAACAAATTTTGTTGAAGTAGATACCTACGACAATAGCAGTCGACTAGATGATCTAAGAATAAAAGTCTATTTAAACCAGTCTCTACAGGCTCAAGAAGAAGACTATGTGCTAGATAAAACTCACGAAAACGCTAGAGTTGTGTTTACAAATGAACTACCGGTTGGGTCTAATGTAATATTAAAGACTAGGAGCACAGCACCAAAAAACAACAACGGTTACTATGAGATCGCGCATAACTTAGAAAGGAACCCGTTAAACGATAAGATTGAATCCTTTACTTTAGGTGAAGTAAACGACCACGTGTCGACTATTGTCGAGAACGTAAAGGGGTTTGACGGACAGTATCCTGGTAACAGTAACCTACGTGACTTAGGTGACTTAGACCAGTACGGCAAGAGGTTTGTCCAACACACTGGACCAGTTAACCTTGCATCTTATCATATTACTGACAAGTCGGCAAATATAATTAAAGCACTAAGGTTTAACCGTGCAGAGTATGCTAAGTTTAAACGCACTTTTTTGCAAGCCGCCGAAGAATTGGGTTTTGACGGGACTCCGAAGCAGCAAGTAGATATTTTGCTAGATAGAGTGAATGCCAACAAGAATAGCAGTATGCCGTTCTTCTTTACAGATATGTTGTGTACCTCAGCAAGCCGCCGATTTGAGCACATTGTTTCTGCTGAAAGTAGCAGATTTTACGCTCTTACTGAAACGTTTACTCTTAACGAACTAAGTGCAAGATCAGTTCTTGTGTACCTGAATTCACAGCAGTTAGTACACGGAAGGGACTACGTCTTTAATAACGAAGGGTTTGTCGAGATTCTTACAGCCATTGTCCGTGGTGATGTGCTTGAGATAGTTGAGTGTGACAGCACAGATGGGTCGTTTGTGCCATCTACGCCTACTAAATTAGGCTTGTACCCTTCATTTATGCCACAGATAATTGAAGACGACACCTATCTCGAATCGAGAAAGGTAATCCAAGGACACGACGGTAGTATTACGCTGGCGTTCAACGACTATCGCGATGATATTATCCTTGAGTTGGAACTAAGGATCTATAACAACATCAAGCAGCCGTATAACACTGACCTACTTGATATTAAGAACTTTGTGCCAAGCGACTTCCGTACAACTGGGTATACGTTAGACTCTATAAACAACGTATTAGTTACTGATTTTGTTGAGTGGGTAACTATTGCAGGTAACCCAGATTACACTACGAACACAGTGTACGACAGTTCAGACTCGTTTACTTACAACTATACAAACACTAACTCACCTAACGGCGTGCGCCTAAATGGGTACTGGAGGTCTGTGTACATACAAGCATACGATACTGATCGTCCTCATACCCACCCTTGGGAGATGTTGGGTTTTAGTGTAATGCCAGTCTGGTGGGAGTCAGTATACGGTCCTGCGCCGTATACAAGAAATAACTTAGTATTATGGGAAGACCTTGCAGGTGGTGTTATGCGAGATTCAGACGGCAACGTAACACGCAAGGATCCAAAATACTCAAGGCCTACACTGCTATCACACATTCCTGTTGACATTGCAGGCAACTTGCTGAGCCCTGCAGACAGCGGATACGTGCGAAATCAAGTAGACCGCACACGTAGATTGCCGTTCAAGTTTGGCGACCACGGACCTGTAGAAACAGCCTGGCGCCGTAGCTCAGAGTATCC